ATGTTTGGCTTCATAGAAAGTTGGTTTACTCAGCCGTCTCTGCCCGTCCGATCCGCCCAGGATCTCAGCTACTTAGAGCTAATTGAAGAACTGCGAACCAGGGATGATATTGAAATCTTTGCCCGCTTGCGGTTTCGAGATCAGTGGGTGAAGAATTTTCACGAGAAAAATCCTGGTGCAAAAGTTCCAAGTGGTTTCCTCATGAGGTTTGGTGCACTGGACAGAGTGGCCTCAGAACGCATGCTGAAACTGATGAACGAACTCAGAGTCATGCGTGAGCTACCAGAAATCAGCCATGAAAAGCTGGAGAAGCACCTTGCGGGCTCCTATCCAAAGAGCATGCGATGAACCAATTGATCGAGTTGAGTTTTTTCCTGCCCGAAATGGTTCTTTTTGGGACAGGGCTATACACTTGGTATCATATTTTCACCTCCATTGGAAAGTGGAGCTGGAAGCGAGTGGCTCTATACCTCTACGGTGCAGCTTGTGTCTACAGCCTTTGGATCATGGGTTACCAATAGCTGGTTGACATGCCATCAAAAGCTGCTATATTGGCGGGGTAGAGCACGGAGACAGTAGATGAGCAACTGGAAGGTAGAACCTGCTGCACCGCACACGGTGGAAGGCATGATCTGCTCTCTTGCAGGCGTGTGCGACGGTGCGAGGCAGCATGACCAACAAGGGTTTTCGGGTGCAGACACCGAGTTTGGCCACAGCTTGGCCAATCGTGCTCAGCAAGGTAGGCCCTTCACGCTGAAGCAAGCGCAGGCTGCATTGAAGCTCGTGAACAAATACCGCCGACAAATTGGTGGGACGGACTTTGTGAAAGCGTTCCTGGAACAGCCAGTGTTCAAACTTGCACCGCTGGATCCCAACGCAGCAGTGGGCAACCTCGAAGGCAGGCCGCACAATACGCGGCGTATCATCAGCGAACAGAAGACTGCGGTGTTCCACTTCCCTTACAATCCGGACTTGGTGGCTGCGCTGAAAATGGTCCGAGGCGAGCACAAGGGCGAAAAGTATCGGGCACAGTGGGAGCCCTCCCGCAAGGTTTGGTTGTGCCCTGTGAACGAAAGCAGCATCTGGAGCATCATGGATGTTGCAGACAAGTTTGAGTTTGAGGTGGAAGATCGTTTCACCACTTACTTGGAGCGTGTGCGAGAAAAGACGGAAGAAAGTCGAGTTCATCTCATGCTGACAGGCGGCCAGCATGTGACATTGGCAGGCGACACACTGATTGTGTCGGTTGACGACGCTGCCATTCTCAAGGAGATCGAAGATGAGCTCAACACTGACGCCTGATTGGATTGACAGAGACCTACTGGCAGAGGCATTTCGAGAGATGCCTACCCCACATGGTGCCACATTTGATGACGGTCGTCGCTGGTGTGGACGGTGCGAAACCCCTGTGCTGACCTGTGCGCCTGTGGTGGGAAATGGTTGGGCTGACAAGATCTGCCAGCGTTGCACCAGCATCTGGCCCGAGTTCAGCGACCTCTACCAGCTGCAACTGCTGATGGCGGATGAGGATGAGGATTATTTTCCGGAGACTATGCATTGACGCTGACAGCTCTAGACCAAATTCAATTCCATCTCAATCTGCTCAAAACCCGTGACACTGATCAGTGGCCCTACATGATTGAGGTTTTAGACGTGCCCAATATTACTTTGAAAAGAAACCGAACACTGGGGCTACAGCTTTTTGGCACTCCTGATGCAGAGAGTTGCAGCAGCCGATGGTCATGGCATGCCATCAGCATCCATAATTTCTCATGTGTGAGGTTTTGGTTCCGGTCCAAGGATGACTTGACACAATTTGCGTTGATGATGGAAAGGTAGAGTATGGGTATCGAAGATCTCAAGGGCATCACTCTGCTCAACATTGAGCTTGAACGCGAGCCAGACCAGCTCATGTTTTACAGCGAGTGCGGGCGTAGGTGGCGTATGTGGCACTGTCAAGACTGCTGTGAGAATGTTGTCCTCCAAGACATCATTGGCGATCTAAGTGACCTCGTTGGTGCGCCTATTCTTGTGGCTGAGGAGCGTGTGAATGGAAGCGATACTGAATGGGGGCACGAGACTTGGACATTTTACGAACTGGCTTCCATCAAGGGCAGCGTGACACTGAGATGGCTGGGTGAGAGCAACGGCTACTACAGCGAAGCAGTGGATTTTCAACAGTTGATGAGTGTAGAGGAGAGTCTCCGAGCATGAGCAGCTACCTAGTGATCCGTCAAGACGACAACGGTGTGTGCACCATTTTGGCCGATAAGCTCAGTGAGCACGAAAGCCGACGCTTGGTTGAGATGATGACCAAGCGTGGACACAAGGCCACTTACTTTGCCCAACTGTATCTCAACCCTCATCAGCGCCAGCAGATTCTCATCACTCATCATGTGAATCTCTAGATTTAGGGATTGACCATCCCTTCAAACCTGCTACAATGCAGGGGTAGGAAGGAGAGCTTACATGTTGACTGTTCCAGCCTCGATTGAGAATGCGCGCAAGGTGCTGCGACTCAGCACCAAGCACAACCTCAAGGTTGATCCCCGAGTTGAAGCTCTCTTGAACAGCATCCCTCGGGTCACCCAGCTGGAAGGTTTCAACTTCAAGCTTAAGCCTTACCAGGCAGAGGCGGTTGCGTGGTTGGAGAGCCAGCTGGGAGTTGGACTGTTGGCTGAAGAACAGGGACTGGGCAAGACCGTTGAGGTTATGGCCTACGCCCACAAGAATCAGCTGTTTCCCATGATGGTAGTGCTGCCCAATACTCTTAAGTTGAATTGGCGGAATGAAATCATCGCGATGACTGGCACTCGGTACCAAATCAATGTGGTGGGCACTTCCTACAGCAAGCGTGCCACTGCTGAGCGAGCTGCTCGGCATCCCAATGTCATCTACAGCAAGCGGCCCACAGCCGGTTGCGACATCTACCTTGTGAACTACGACATCCTCAGTAGCAACCTCGACGACATCGAGGCATTGAATCTCAAGTTCATGGCGGTGGATGAGAGCCACAAGATCAAGAATCCCAGTGCCAAGCGCACACAGGCTTACATGCGGCTGGCTACTGGTGAGGTGGAGGAAAAGCTCAAGGGCGGTGTGCGCAAGACTCACAAGGTCAGCAAGCCTGTGCCGCGTGTGGTTCTGATTTCAGGCACTCCAATGGTAAACAGGCCGGCAGAGCTGTGGAGCACTGTCAGGAGCTTGGCCAGCTATGTGCCGCAGTTCAGCACTTGGAACAAGTTCGCATGGCGCTTCTGCAACCCGGTGAACAACGGGCATGGTTGGAACTTTGGTGGCAGCTCGAACATGGATGAACTGCACCAGCTGCTGACAGTGCACCTCATGCTGCGTCGCTTGAAGCGGGACGTGCTGAAGGAGCTGCCGCCCAAGGTGTATCAGGTTATCCCACTGGAGTTTGATCGTGCAGAGTATGACAGCGTAGATCGAGCCTTCAAGGGAATTGACTGGAAGGCTGGCCTTGAGACTATGATCCGCTTGGGCAGCAATGCTCCCAAGAGCGATGAGCGTATTGTTGCGATGCAGAAGCTGCGTGAGGTGGCTGCGCTCAGCAAGCTCGCCAGCACTGTGGAGTGGATTCGGGACTACACTGAAAACGGCGAGAAGCTGGTGGTGTTTGCCCACAACCGAGCAGTTATCGACCATATCCAAGGTGCGCTGACTGCGGACCAGGAATGGGGCGGACGTGTTGGAGTTATCTACGGTGGGGTCAGCAACGAAGAGCGTGCCCAGGCTGTTGAGGCTTTTCAGAATGATCCTAGGACCCGAGTGATTTTGGTTTCGATTACGGCAGGGGGATTTGGATTGACTCTTACGGCTGCAAATGCGGTGGCGTTTGTGCAGACGCCGTGGAGCCCTGGAGAAATTCAGCAGTGTGCCGACCGTGTGCACCGCATTGGTCAAACTAGCGACCAGGTTACGATTTTCAACTTGGTGGCTGAAAATACTATCGAAGAGCTGATGGCAGACATGCTGTTCAGCAAGGGGCAGGTGCTGGATGCGGGATTGGATGGTGGGGCTGTGGTGAACACAGTGGACTTGCGTGCAGCGGGTTAACCGGGATCTGGAAGCGGACTACAGCCAGTGGCACGAGGTGCCTATTGAGGCAAACAACCCAGTGCCTTTGCCCCATCTTTTGGACGTGTTGGGCGAGCTGCGATGGAGTTGGCTGAAGAAGACACCTGGAGGCAGCTACTGGCTCCAGTGGCACAGTGGTGTCAACCCCAAACGATATCAACTGGTGTTTGAGCGTGAGGAAGATGCACTTCTGTTCAGGTTGACGTGGACCTAGCGCATGTATGAGACCACAGTCTTGCCTCAATGGCCACATATGGTAGTGCTGGAAGGCATGTCTCTTGCTGAGCACGAAAACATGCTGCTGTGGTTGATAGATACCTTGGGCCAACCGGACTTTTTCAAAGCAAGTAGCCGATGGAGCTATCGTTCTCTGTCATCTCACCAACATTATGAAAAAATTTGGGTGAGCTTTCGGAGCCAAGAGGATGCCAGCTTGTTTGCCCTCTTGTGGGGAAGGTAGCATATTGACAACCTTTGGGGTTTCTGATACGCTTTAAGTATGACACTTGATTATTCCATTTGGCTTATTTCACAAAATTTTGACGATTTACAATTTGCCAACAGCAAATTACAAAACAATACAGTGAATTGGTTCAATGGCAGCAATTATCCCAGTTTTTCCCTGCTGGTGAACGATTGTGTTCACCAGAGTCCTACAGAAACAACTATCATACTTTGTAATCGCATTGCCCCCTCTGACGAGAATATTCAATTGATGTTACAAAAGCTGGATGAAGGGTTTGCCTTTGTGGCGTTGTATGATTTCCGTTTTTTTGGTATCAAAAAGGAATTGTTTAGGCAAATAGGTGGCTTGGACGAGAAGTTTCCTGGAGGCTTTGAAGACGATGATTTCATATTGCGATTGATTGGCAACAATCTAGCCTGCTATATTACACAAGAGGCTGAGTATTTCTGGGCCCCCAGCACTTGGGCCCCTTCAGGACAATATCCTGGCATAAGCTATTTTCAAGAAAAATGGATAAGTTGGCCGGATGCAGTCAACACAACTGAGATGTATAAAAGATTGCCCGACAGTTTTAAACAACGAGATTGGGGACCCAGGACGCCAGGTGAGTTCTTGTCATGCAAGGAACACAGCTATGTTCAGTCTTGGTTATGCAAGTATTTTTACTTGAACTCAATCAGGAAAATTTGTGATTTTTAAGATATGTTATGCCTCTACATACAGGCCGGTGGCATACAAACCAGTGACATGTAGCTGATCAATAGCTATCTTTTTGTCTACAGGCAGCAATTTGTCAGTTGATACTTCAATGTTCTCGTTGTTGCGTAGCATAAATTCCAATATTTTAGGTAATAGGGCTTTATATTCTGGAATCAAGCTGCTGCACATGCTCCACAATTTGGTTTCAAGAAATTGTTTTATAGTTTTGTGATTGTGAGTTTCATATTCCCAAAAAGTATTTTTATACACATACTTTCCTTCAAACTCTAGCCTGTCATAGTAACTGGTGTTAAATTTGTGTGATAAGATATACCGCCCGCACATTTTGAAGAGCCTTTTACCCAACAAGCTGTTTTTAACAGCAATGTCCAACCCCACATCTGTCATCAAAATTTCACCAGCGCCTTTGTTGAAGTCTGTTGTATTACAAACGGTTGAAAAAACATGATGCTTGAATTGATGAAAAACATCAGTATAGGGCAGCAATAGTAGTTGCATGCTTTGGTCTAGTGGTTCAATGCTATTGTCTACAAAAATTACTTTGGCTGACGCATCAGTTTGTCGAATACTTTTTAGGGTTTGTAGAGTTTGATCCAGCCTTTGTTTTGGCGACCAAACACTAAACTCTGTGTTGATTGTGCTTGTAACTAGCCATGTATTGAAATTCATACCTCCTTTTAATTTTTTCCAAGAGTGATTGTCAATTTAAATAAGTGTTATGAATCAACCAATAGATCCGTGCCAAGGCGTGAGCCTCACAGTTACATTTCCAAAGTTTGAATGCACTGATGGTGTATTACCTAATTTCAACAATCTTGATGAGTTTGGCAGAGGTTTAGGCAGCATACCAGGGCAATTGGGTAGGATAGCTCAATGCACTGTTATTGCCACAGCCAAACAAATTTCTGATGCGATAGACAGTTTACTAAAATTATTTGACAAAACCTTTGGGACCACACTAGGTAGCGTTGGCAATCCCGTATACGGCCCTAACCTCAAAGTCCCAGAACAAGAAATGGGTGTACGGCTGCGGGCACTGTTTAACGAGTTCAAACTCTATTTGGAGCTCAAGTTATTGGACATTTTGGGCAGAATTATTCCCAACTTAAGCTTTTTGAATATACCTTTGCCGTTCCTGCCCAACTGTACAGTGCGTGATCTTCTTAGTGCAGAGGGTAGAGCTAAAATAAGAGCTGCAATTGGCGCTCGCCAAGATCAAATAGCAAGAGCCTTGGGCCTACCTTGGAATATCACATTTGATGGAACATTGGGTTTGAAGAACGATGAAATGCGCCAACAAAGCCTAATCAGTAGAGTATGGAGTGAGTTCCACAAAGGTTTATTGAGCTTGATCAACAGAGGTTTCCGAGCACTAAGAGCTTTGACTGAACCCATCAGACAAATTTGGCAAGCCCTGCGCTTACCAGACCTTCCCAATTTGGTGGCGCTAAATTTTGAAGAGCTTTTCAATAGTGTGTGGCAACCCATCAAAGACTTGGCTATCAGTGCTAATGAAAAAATGCAGCGCATGATTGATTACTTCCTGGAGTTTGATATAAAAAACTTTTTGGACAAAACATTTGGTCCATTGTTAAAATTCATAGCTTGGCCCTTTCCCACAAAAGTCAAACAGCTTCTCAAAATATCTGACCCACCCAAAGATCTCAATCTTGAGAGCAAGGAAACCCGCTTCAACAGCATCATGCAGGCTGTGAAAGACTTGTTTGAACAAATTCCTACTCTGATATTGGAACTGTGGATGAAGCTTGTCGTGGGGTTCTTCAAAGCTATCTTGAAGTTTGTTCCCATACTCAAAGAAATTTTCAAATACATTCCCTTCACCTTTTGCACATTTATTGGGCTGGTGTTAAGTCCCATTTTGGGACTAGGCAGTGCAGTGGCTGGCCTTATTCCTCCTGGAATCTCAGTGCAACAAACTTAGCCGCACTGAGTTCCATTCAGTTGATCAAAAATGGTCTTTGCTGTATTGAATCTGTTTTGAGCTTCTGGGGTAATTGTTCCCTGCCGTCCCAACAGCCCTGATGAACTGATCTCGTAGTATTCATTTACTGCTCTAGCTGCTGACTCAGGACTGTTGGTTGCCAACATCTTGGAGTAGGCACTGCGATGTGTGTTCTTGAATTCCCAATCCACAAAGTCTAGGCTTTTATACAAGGCAGTGTCGTTTGATAGTTGACTCAATTGTGGCCAACTTACACCAATAGCCCGCGGCATATTTTTGAAACGATCGGAATTCCACTGAGCCAAGCCTTTGAAGGTGGGGTTGCTGTCCACTCTGGGATTCAAGGCACTTTCAATAGTGAAATTGCCCAGCAAGCCAGCAATGTGTTCGGGTTGATAGCCTTTGCCCCTCAAGTAACACCAAGCTTTTTTGGCTTGATTGGAATCAAATCCTTTGCCAGCCCCACTTGCTGTGGCACTGAAGTCTGCATCAGGTCTAGCTTGTCCACTGAACAAAAATGCGTTGTTGAGTCGGCGAGTTTTGAGTTCAAACTTTTCTTGGTTGTTACAAGCCAAAATCCATCGACTCATTTCATTTGGAACTTTGTTGTAGTCTCCACTGCTGATCATGCCAGTGATGCCGCTCTTGTCAAAGTTGTCAGAGCCAATGTTGTAGATGAAGTCTGCTAAACTATTGAACTGATCTTGTGTTAATAGGTTGCTACCAATGCTGCTGTGAATCTTGCCTTCAATTTTTTTGATGTCTGTTTTCAACAACACCTTCATATTGGTTTCGCTTATACCCTCTCCAACATTCAATTGCGTGCTGATCTGAGTGCCAGAATCGTCTGTTGCATTCAAGGTAACTGTGTTGTTTTGAAGTTCTTCACTTGATAACAAATGACCATAACCCAACAGCTTTTGCCCGCTTTTGCATGCATCGTCAAAGGGCTTGCCAATCAAATTGCCACCCAAACCTTCATGATCAATTATGATTTGAATACCACGGTTGTTAACTGTCCACTCTGTGGAGGGGAGCAATACTCTAGGACCCAACGGTTTGAATTCATATTGTGGAGTCCCACCTTCGTCCCAAATTTGCCCAATGTGCAAGCCAGTTTGGCCATTCACTATTCCATATACTTGAAGTGGTTTGTCTTGTGCTGGACTCACTTGCCCCACTTTGTAAGTGCTTTCAGGTGGAGTGGTTTTCCTCTGCACTAAGCCTGTGTTGGAATAACCTGGGCCTGAAACACTGCGCTGTCTCCAAGGATCAGCTCCTGGCAGTCTGCTGACAATAGTTTGAACAATCTGAATGCTTCTTGCAGGACTCACTACATTCTGCAACTGCACTCTTTCTTCCGTTCGAATGTCAGGCGATAATGCAACTACTCCTGGTACAGCAGTTATGGGATTATCTGGATTGGTGGGCTTGGCTGCATCTGGTAAATTAGCAACATTCAAGACTGTTTTTGGACCAGTGTTCACACTTCCTGCACCAGAACGCAAGTTTACAGATCCATTGCCTTGAACTTTGACATCAGCACCACCTACTAAATTCAAGGTACCTGTGCTTTGGATTTTGACATCAGCACTGGCAACTAAATTTAAGTTGCCATTTGTGCTTCTTAACCTTACGTCACCTGTGCTGCTGGCATCAACATTGCCTCCTGCAAACAAGCGAATATTACCAGTCAAGTTTTTGATGTCAATGTTGCTTTCTTGAGTGGTGAGAAATATGCCATAATTGCTTCTGTATTGCAGGCTTCCTACAGCAGTGTTGTAGATATTTGAATTACTTACAAGATGCATATTTCCTTGACTGAACAACAAAACATCTCCACCACTGCTGATGTTGAAGGGCTTTTTGCTGAACATGCGTGTTTCATCTAGGCTTCTCATTTTGATGCTGCCACCAGCTTCAATATTCACATCTCTGTCAGCATGTAGATTGATGTCTTGTCCGGCACTGACACTGACGCTTTTTTGTCCAAAAATATCAATGTTGCCTTCTTTGTCCATCTCTATTCTGGCTCTGTTTGGACCAGTGTTGATTATGATCCTATCTTTTGTATCATGAATAACAATCTGAGCTAGGCCACGAGTTTGCAATCGGATAAAAGCGTCTGTTGGAGTGTCGTCATAAACCATAGTGTGCCCATATGGGGTTCGCCAACCCATGGTGCGAATACCTTGTTGCATACCTCGAGGAGCTGGTCCACCTTGTTCAATAGGCAGTTCTGGAACTCCTGCTTCCTTGGCAAAATCATAACTGTCTTTGAAGATGGGTTGTCCACCAGTTAAGATGTTTTTGTTTTCTTTTGAGGGGCTACTACCAGGAGTGCTGGGAGTCATATGATTGCGGTCAACTTGGAACAAACATCCAAACCAAACGCCACGACTGGGATC